CCGACAAATCCGGTAAAGTCCTGTGTTCCGCTAAATGTGTTGTTTAATGCCGTTAATCCGGACGGATTAGCCGTTATTAAATTAGTCATGCTTGTATATGAAAATAAATCAGCAGGGTTTAAAGTAACACCGCTTTCCGGAGGCACACTTGGAGGGTCTATATTACTAAAAGTAGGCACAGCTTTCCACAGATTAGAAATAGCTAATGGATTATAATTAGTAACAGCGTCGTCTACTTGGTCTTTTTGGATTAAATCCGTCGCACCTACAACAGCCACACCGGTATAACTTACTATATCTTGAAAATCATTTTCGCCAGACCATACATTATCAGTAGTTAAAATATCTGTGCTAATCCCTGCACCAGTAATAGCACCAGATACATATATATTTTTTGAATTAAGCGTTCCGTTTATTGTTACTTCACCATTTAAAACTAATGGTTCTGTATAATCTTGAAATCCTTGTAAAGACATTATATAATAACATGATATATTATATTTTTTAAATATATCATATATCACTAAAACCTTAAAAGTTTAATTCTTAAACTTTATTTGCAACAAATAACCGCCAGTAGGTAAAGTTTGAGCCCCTGTATCGTATCGTGCAGACCCACCACAACCATATCCATTTAACACGCCAATATTATAACTCTTTGTAATAGCGTCGTTTGTAATTGGATTTTGTAATGGTTCAGTAGAGCCATTAATCCTTTGAACTCCAATAAAAGAGCCCAAATCAACAGAACCGCCAACTCCGGAAGCACCCACCGAACCATTACCACCTGCGGAAATATTAGCAATCGTAGCCAAATTAGGAAGAGTAAAAACTGCCGACCCAATTATCCCAGCACCAGCAGGGTTTAATTGACTACTTGTATTTGTAAAAGTAGCATTTCCAGCAAAAGCCGGAACTTTAAAAACAGCAAATCCACCAGCACCACCAAACGATTTAACAGCTTGACCGGTAATTGTTGGAGGGTTTGTATTTGCACCAAAACCGCCACAGGAACACATGCAAATTATACAGCCAGAATAAATAGCAGGGTCGCATGTTAAAGTAGTAGCACCAGTAGCAACTACCTCAACATATTCAACTTTCCCACCGGAAGCATTAAAAGCCGATATACTATCGTCAACATATTTTTTATTTGCAAAAGAAGCATCTGTTAAAGGAGTAGGCACACTTACGACATTAGAATAAGTATTTAAACCAGACCATACATTAGCAGTCCCTAATGCGCCGGTAGTAGCAGAAATATAACCATCAACCAAAGCCTTATTTACCAACTCATTAGAAGCAGGAGTAGCCGTCCCAGAAATTACAGGAAGTCCGGTCATATTATTTGTTCCGGCAAAAGTATTATTCAACGGCAAAAGTCCTGCACCTAATCCAACAACAGCCGTGTCTAAATAATTTTTAGTAGCCATCTCATCATCGGCGACAGGGTCTAAATAAGTCGGCAAAAAAAGAGTGTAGTTATTTTTTCCAGACCATATATTATTTGTTCCTTGAATATTAACTGGTATACCTCCGTCGTAAATAAAGCCGGTAGTATTTAAGTCGCCCAATACCTCAACATTATTATTTATTGTTAGGGTATTTCGCAAAGCCCATGGTTCATCTAATTCTTGAATACCTTGTAAAGACATTATATAATATATCAATATATTATATTATTTTAAAAATAATCTCTAAAATTGGATAGTTGGGATAGATTTATTCAAAAATTAATTAGTATAAAAAGTAAGACCATATCCGCCAATTTGTCCTAATGTTCCAGCCACACATGACGCTCCCCTTGACCCCCAACCCATATTATTTATTCCGTAATATTGAGGGATATTTCCGGCACATTGTGACCCCCCTCGTCCATTAGAAGAAGAAAATGCAGATACAACCAAAGGATTAATAGCCGAATATGTCCCTCCTGATGTAGTTCCAGCCTCGCCACATGATAAGTTCCCATTTCCAGTTCCTCCGTTTGCTCTTAAAATGTTTACCTGTGCCGGATTAAATCCTAAACCGGCTTTTGGCGTAGCGTATAAGTTAGTAGCTCCTCCGTTTCCTGACCCAGAAGTAGTTCCGCAACCTGTCCCAGCTTTACCACCACCGCCAACGGCTAAATCAAATAAAAATGAATTATCAGTTCCGCCTGATATAATAGTATTAGTTAATACAATTAGAGAAGCCTGTGAACCAGAACCTCCTGATACTCCGGCACTACTACAACTGCAATTTCCAACTGCCGAAGTTGAACCGCCTCCTCCGCCGATAATTTGCACGGCAACAGCGAGATTTCCAAGTCCCCAATCTGCACCTACAATAGCAATATTAGACGCCGTTGTTGTAGCTCTCCCCTGTGTTATAGCCGTAATAGTCGTATCACTATAATTTTTAGTAGCGATAGAAGTATCAACCAAAGGGTCTAAACATGTAGGCAATTTAGAATAGCTATTACTACCAGTCCAAATATTATTTGATGTTAAATATGAAGAACCCTTTGCCGTCCAACTATCAGCCACATATTTACCACATACGGCGTCAGTAGGATTTACCGGCGGAATATATGTAGGTATTCCGGTAATATCAGTAATAACAATAGGATAATTAAAGGTATTTACACCGCTCCATGTAGCTCCTGCATTAATTATTCCCTCGTCCGTAATTGTTGTTTCTAAAAATGTTTCATTTACTCCGTCCTGTAATCCTACACTCGGTAAAGAACTCGTCGGTCTGTAAACAGAATAAGTATTTGTCCCAGACCAAATATTATTTTGATTTTGTCCCTGTGATGATGTGCCGTTTATTAGACCCTGAATGTCTAAATCGCCATTAATAAAAGTATCTCCAATTAGAACACTTAAATCACTTCCAAATGTAAGCGGTGTTCTTCTCTGTTGAATATGTTGCAAAGACATTTATACATTAAAAGGATATTATATTTTTATCTATTAAATGATTTAGAAAATTATTTAAAGCTTTCTATATACTATAAAGTAAAGAGATGGAAACAGACAAAGCAGTAGCATTTTACGAAAAGCATTTGAAGCGTGTAAGCGATTACCAGAAGGCAAACCCTACTAAATGCCGAGAGAAGTGCAAAAGGTATAATGATAAACTTAAAATGGAAAATCCGGAAAAGTATACCGAAATGTTGGAAAAGAAAAGATTATACTATCTGCATGTAAGAAAGCCTAAAATTGACGCCCAGAAATCTAATACAGCAGAAATATAATCTATATACAATTAGATTTATAATAAGTATTTGATTTTTTATATATAAGTTAGATTTCTCATATATAAAAACAGATTATATAAGTAAAAATTAATTAATTTTTACTATTAATATCTATTTAAAATCTAAAATATTTTAGATTTCGTTATATTAATTGAATTATTTGGATTATTTATATGTTTTTTTAGATTACTTTTTTGTATTTATAGATTATTCTTCTTCCTGCATTTCCAACCAACCACTATAACATGCTTCGCAAAATAAGCCGTCGTCGGTATTTTCAAAGCGTCCATACTCAAAACATTTTTCGCTACAATCGTCGCATTTGTAAACGATTACGCCGAGCTGTTCTGCATAGCAGTATTCACATACTCTTTCATAGCATTCTCCGGCTACATACATTCCGCATTCATTACAATAGCTATTTTCTTTGTCTTCTATTAGTTTGTCTTCTATAAGCTGGGCTACTGGGTGCTTACCAACAAACATGTAAATAATATTTGCAAGTTCAATAGGGAGGCGTTCAACGATTTCAGTCATTCTGTTATACTATATAGTATAGAGAAGTCTTTAATATGGTTTAAAATATATTTAAGAAAAATATATATTATATTTTTAGCTCTCAATAGCTCCAATAGTTTTTAAATCTCGTAATATGCTCTGTTCGCTGGACGGAATATTAGATATATTTAACCAATTAATAAATCGTTCCCAACAACCCATTATAATAATACCGGATATTATTTAACCGATATTATCGCCTATTCCTCGCAAATGGCGACAAGACCCCAAACCATTATTAGGTAAGTTTTGCATGATAATAAAAACACCAATTACGGCGACCCAGAACTCACAAAATCCAATTATATATTCTTTCGTATACCCCATTTATATACCAACAGGTTTTATCTTTGGGTTCTTAATTTGGTAATCTATTTTTTCTAAAAGTTCTTTTAATTTCTGGGCGTTGTATTTTAAATTACTTATTTGCTTTGCTTTTAGTTGCTTTAATTTTGTTAATTTGTCGTCCTGCATTAGAGGGTTGGTGTGGCTGTTTTGTGGAGCAAAGAGCTCGTTCTCGGCGTTGTGTAAATCCTTAATAAGATTTGCTAAATAACTTTCTGTAAGTTGGTTCATATAATAAGTAATTAGATTATTATTTATTATAATTAGATTAATTGGCTTCTATTGAAATTGATTTCTCTAAATGTAAGAGTTTCTCTTTCTCGTATTCGTCCCTATGCAAAAATATCAGGTCGCCAACTGGTATGTAGACATACTCTTTTTCGTCTGCTTTAATATTTGCACGGCTAAACATTTTTTTCTCGTATTTACTAAACTTTTCTTCATCGTATTCAATATAATATATTTCGCTCATGTCTTTCGCCATATCAAAGACAAAATTAAAAATAAATACATTTGTTTTCGTAGTATCGCTTATCTTATTCATCGTCAATAGCGTTGTTGGGTATGAATTGCATCGTAGGTTTTTCCTACTTTTAATTTCCATATTTACATGTTCGCTGATTGCATCATATTTAGCATATCTGCTTTGTTGTCTTAAACTTTTCCATTTCTTCTCTAAAACCGGAAATATTTTTCTTTGTTGGACTTCGCCCCAGAGGTAGTCATTTTCGTAATTCACCATTATATACATATGTTTAGATTATTTTTTAAGCCAAAATAACTATTAAATACTTATTATTTTCCTAAATAAAATAAAAATCCAAAAAAATAATATATCTATAAATTATATAATGGTGAATAGCGATTTCTTTTTTAAAAGCCCTGTTCCGTTGAGTGAAGACGAAATATGTGAACGAATAGGAACAAATATTACCGACGGCGATATTAGACGCTATTTTGGTGACGGAGTTGAAAGTAAAATATTAAAATACAGCGATTTAGCAAACTACAATACGATTGACGAACTATTGCCTAAACCGAGAGATTTTAGAATTATCCTTGTAGAAGATAGTGTAAATAAAGGTCACTGGTGTTGCATTTTAAAATATGATAAAACGATAGAATGGTTTAATCCTTATTCAGGTATTCCGGACAGACAGAAAAACTTATTGGGAAAAGTTCGTAATATGATGTTGGGACAGGACGAGGATTATTTGACTAAATTAATGACTAATAGCGTGGGCTATAAGCTTATATATAATAAAAAGCGTTTGCAGAAACTAAAAGCCGGTATAAATACATGTGGGCGTTGGATAATTTTAAGAATTATTTGCATGAAAGACTTAATGATGGATTTAAAAGAGTTTAATAAAATGGTTGAGGATACACAGGATAAATCCGGTTTACCGAAAGACGCACTTGTAGCCATTTGGATTGGATAGTTGGAGGGTTGGGATAGTTATTATTTTTTTAAAAGTTAAATAAATAATAATAATAATAAATGGTTTTGGATTATAAACAAAGTAACAAAGTGTCCCAACCCTCCATTATTCCTTAATATAATTAGTTTGGGCGGTGGCTGAACTTGTCCCCATGTCTGCGACATCTTCCTTCATTTGTTTCATTACCTCTGCATACTTATCAGTTAAGAATAGTTTTCTCAACATGGACGAGCCGATTTTTGAACCGAATATTTTATAGAGCATTCTGGTAAGGGCATTATTAGAGGTAAATGCCTCGCCTTGATAGTCAACCAAAAGAGGGACGAGTGCATCTTTTTCTCTAAATCTGGCTTTGAGAGGGTGAAACTTTAAGTAAAAGTCTATTATCTCACGGAGTAGCGGATTGAGAGTGCATGTTTGAGTTTTATATGTGCCTTGTGTTTTA